TTCACTTTACCAGTCACGGCTGTTTTTAATTTAGAGCCGGGATTTAATCTACGGTATGCTTTGACACCGGCTCGTGTCATACCAGCTCCAGACTTTGTAGGTCTGAAATTTTTTTTGTTTCTTGCAGGCATTTTGCCTTTAGCACTTCCACCATTTGACATATTAACTCTTTCTGCCATTGTGTAACCATCGGCATTGTGCCCTGGTGGTGGTTTGTAACCAGGTGTGTGTTGTAATGTTAAAGCTGTTTGTCCTTGGTTTGGTGATGTAAAAGTTTTCATTATACGTTTACCATCCTAGTCATATTAATTATTCCACCGTCCATTGCTTTTTTTCTTTTTGGTGCAAATGTTGCGGCTCTACTCGGTGTCGGACCAGTATTTGCTTTCGCTTGTTTTCTTTTTACGGCACCCGCACGCTGCCCTTTGGTCATCCGTCTTGCTTTTGCAATGGGCACGCATTTTGGATAATTTTTTCTTTTTTCTCCACCACTTCTTCCACATTTCGGGAAAGAACCATCTGGCCGCTTGTTTGCAATATCGACCCAGTTTTCCTTCACCCATGCTCTTAAACCTTTTTTAGCCATTACGAATTCTTTCCGTAAGCTTTTCCTTTTCCTCTTTTAGCTAACTTACAAACTCTCATTCCAGATTTGTATCCGGCTCTTCCACCTTTAGCTTTCCTTTCTGGATTCATTATAATTATTTCTTGATCTTCAAAATATTTTTTTGGATTGGTCAGGTATTTATCATCAACTACTATAATTTGAATACCATCTTTATTTATTTTTGATTTTCTAGCTTGTGGTCCCCTTTTACTATCTTCATATTCATCTCTAGGCGATCTAGTTTTTGGTTCTGTCATTATACCCTACCTCCTTTTACGTATTGCATTCTAGTCATATCTATAATTCCACCGCCGGCTTTTTTCTTACGATTTTTTTTGCCGCCTGGTGTAACTTTACCTGAACAAACTGCAGAAGCATACATGTTCGCGTATGCCGAAGGGTATACCTTAAATTTTCTTTTTGCTGCCGCTTTTCCTCTTGGACATAGTTTAGCCATTTACGACCTCCAAACAATTAGGACAAGATTTTCTATATTTAGAGTGACCATCACAATGTTCTTTATGAACAGGCACTTCTGGTTCTGGAACCACAGTATAATACTCTTCATGCGGATCCATTTCATTTTTTGGTGTAAACCAATTTTTTATCTTGTCCCAAAGTTTTCTAAACATTATTTTTTCTTTTTTTTCATTGGTTTTTTAATGACACCTCTTGCCATTAAAATATCTTTTTTAGTGACTTTACCATCACCTGAAAGGTCTGGAAATTTACTTTTCTTTTTTGCTTTTCCACCTTTTTTCATCATCATCATTCTTTTCATTCTTGTGCCTGGCATAGTTTCTCCTATCTATTTATTTTTCCAGATTTTTTAGCTTTAGAACCAAACTTACCGTAAGACTCATCTCTGCTAGCTTTTAACTGCGCAGGAGTTCTTTTCTTTTTGATTCTCATAGCGATGGATTCATCTTTTCTATCTTTGTAGCCCTGCTTCTTTTTCTTTTTAGCAGATCCACCTTTTTTCATCGCTTGGCTACCACCAAATCTTGATTTGAATGGTCTTGTTCCAAAATCGTTTCTCATTTTTTTCCTCCGTTTCTAAAAATTTGTGTACCCTTTATACCATAGATTGACGCCACGACAAGGATCCACAAATTGGTGAACCATGACGGGAGCTGTGAGAACATGTCGAAGAACAATTTTACTTTGTCCATCGCAGTTGGGTCATCACTAATGACCGCCCAGGCCAGCACCAACACGGGCAAACTTAAAATTATCAAAACGGCCTCGTCCTTCCAGTCCGACTGACGAGCTTCTAACAATTTACCCTGGTAAGCTTCGTCACCTCGGGCCATACGTTCAGCATGCATTAGTTGTGCATCAGACATTGCCATCTTTGTCTTCTGCTTGTTAGCATATATTTTACTTCCAGCAGAGACGGCTAATTTAATTGCCGACAACCACATACTAATACCACTTAGCTGTTTTTTTCTTTTCAGGTAACATTGCTTTTGTTCCTCTAACGTCAGCTACATCTCCAGTTGGTATTCTAGCTCCTGCTCCTCTAATACTTGATTTACCTCTAGGGTCAATTTCAATATTTTGAGGAGGAATAGAAATATCAACAGACTTAGCGTAACCATCTTTGTTAAGAAACATTGAGTTACCGTGTTTTTCTTTTTTCATATATTACTCCTATAGTTTGTATATACTATCGTTTAGGACCTTTCAAGATCTCTACGTCTTTTGTTTTAGCTGCATCTGATGCTAGTTTAGAACCCACAGACATCAATGATTTTTCTATCGAAGTATCAGCTCTTAGTTTAGCTAAATCTTCGTTTTGCTCTAGTTTCTGCTCAGTAAGATCTTTTGCTTGAACCATCTTAGCTCTGTCTAAATTAATTCTGGCTTGGTCTTCTTTCATCTTACGCTCAGCATCCATAGCTTTTAGATCTACTTCTCTTTGTTTTAATTTTAATAATGGATCGTGATCAAACTGAGAAGTTATTTGTTTTTCTTCTTTCATAAATTCTTCCGTCATATCAGCAATTAATATAGCTTTTCTTGCTTCTAATTTTTGAGTTATTTGTTGCATTTGTTGTTGAACTTGTGGGTTCATCACAGCTGCTTGTTGCATTTGCGGTAACATAGCCATTTCTTGTGGAAATTCTAACATTACCTGTTCTTGTGCCATCAACGATATGTGCTCCATAATATTTTTTTCTAACGCGGCTGTAATACTAGGATTGTTTCTTACAAAATTACTAGCCATAAAATTTAAGTGAGCTGTAATATGTGCTCTGTGATCTTGACCAGGAAATGCTTGAAAAGGTTTACCAGCCATTGCATCTATGTGTTCTAGTGCAGGATCTTTTGGCATATTTGGTGGAGGTGGAGGTAAAATTCTATCAATATCTTTTACACCAATCGCTTCGTACATTCCTCTGTATGCAGAATATAAATTATGCATTTGTGGGTTTGACATTGCTAATCTTAATTGTTCTTGTGCTAATGAAACTCTTTGAGACATAGAAAATATATTTGGATCTGCAACAGGAAGTATATCTACTCTGTCATCAAAATCTGTTTGTTTAATATTTCTTGATGCACCAACAACATCATAAGGATATTCTGTTGGTAATGATTGACCAAATATTTTAGCCAACAATTTAAATTCTTGTTTAAGACCTACGTAAAGTCTTTTGTGTATTGCTGACATTACTCTCGAACCACGTTCTAAAAGAGCCACGGTCGTACCAACAGCGGCTTGTTGGTTCCCGTCCCCGACCTGCATGTCAGCAATGGACGCGAATCTTTGTCCTGCTTGAACTACAATTCCCATCAATTGCAATAATGTAGCTGATGGTTCTTTGTAAGGTAAGAATACAAATGCATCTTTTAGATTACCACCTGGTGTGTCAACATCTTTAAATTCACCTGGTTGTATATTTTGGGCATCATCTTTTACTCTGACACCTCTCTGCTTAAATCCCGCGGGTAGGTTGGATAATGTTCCAGCGTCTAATAATTGACGGAGAGCCGCAGTTGCAGTACGACTCAATCCGCCAATCATATGAATTAATCCTAAGCCATAAAATCCTAGTCCAGGCAGAAATTTGAAGTGGACAAAGTATTGGATTTTAAGTTTCTTTGGATCATTGGGCGCAAAGTTTCGTCTAATAGACAAAACTTTCCTACTACCTTCTTCGATTGTTACGATGTAAGGCAATTTTATTCCCGTTGGTTGTCCGTCTAGACCAACGTCTTCGAATCCTTTTAAATCTAAATTTACGTGACATTCTAGAATTGTGTACAAAGGATCGACTCTTTGGGATTTTGTAACACCTTCAACTTCTCTTTCTTTTTGTTCAAGATCATTAGTTGTAGTGCCTGTTGGTTTTGTCAATTCGATGTCAGAATAAAAACCAGATACCATCTGTTTTCTTAAATCGTTTTCTGACATCTTGACAACATGGATGACTGCCTCCGCATCGTCTAATGAGGTAGCCGTATACGGAACAACAAGATCATCTGCTGGAACAAACTTTGATACAGCTCGTCCCAATAAATCGTCATAATAAACTTTTTTAAACGTAGAACCTGCGAGTGGTAAATAAAATAACATTTGATCAAAGTCAGGTTCATACTCTTTCATTTGATCCATCAATTGATAGTTCATAAAATTTTTAACTCTTTGAGCTTGCATTTCTTTCATAGGATCAGATTTACCCATAACCACGGTTCTAACAGGTCCGTCCGCAGGTAATAATTCTTTGTAAGCTAAAGCTTGAAATTGTGTAACTGCTTCTGCAAGAACAGGGTGCGTTGCACCTGAAGCTCCTTGAAACGGTTCAGTTCTATTTGTATATTTAAATCCTAACAAATCTAAACCAGTCATGTATGCTTGTTCCCATTCTTTACGAGAAGTTTTGTATTCCATGTAATCGTTTTGTAATCGACCACCGATCATATCTGTATCGTCTTCTGGAAGTAATTCGTTTAAGTTTGCAAAGTGGTCTACTTCTGTTGGTAAAGGCATCGCCGTAGGATCAAAGTCAACTGTTGCCCCTTCTTCGTCCTCTGTAATTTCTACTGGTCCTTTTGGTGTTTCTTCGATTTCCGTAACGTTAACTTCCTCTGCAACTTCATCAGGACGTTTTACGTTAGGGAGACCTTTATCTATTTCTGCCATATATGTTCTCCTAAACTTTCTTAACCTGTTTTGGTGGTAATTTCAACCCTTGTGATAGCGGTCCCTTTTTAGGTGGAACTGACCACCATTTAAAAGCTGGGTTATTATAAACGCTAGCTATCTTTTGTGTATTAGTTGGTTTTTTAGTTTGTTGTTTTTTATTCTTATTCATTATGCTCCTTCTCCAAGTACTCCGCCTAAACTTTCGTATTGTTCAGCTAAGAAATCTGATTTTTCTTGTTCTGTCATATCTTTCATTTCTTGATATTGATCATATCCTTTTTTTCCAAGTTGGTAAAGTCCTTCACCAACTAATGATGCAATACCTATGGGTGATGCAATTCTTGCTACTCTTAACACGTTTGCAGGATTTACTAATCCAGGTATTCTAACTCCTGCTAATGTTTCAATTCCTTTTCTAAGTAATGGGTTTTTTATTTTACTAGACACATCTGTTACACCTTTTACCAAAGCTGGTGCTAATGCAGCTTCTGCTTCAAAACCTAATCTATCTGCAGTTCTACTTAAATCATATCCACCTTCAGGTTCAAAAGCTTTAGTTAAAGCAAACATACCAGTTGGTCCTGTGCCTAAATTAAATGCTTTACCTAAAAGTTTTCTTCCTGTTTTAGTTCCAAGAGCTCCTGCTGTTGCTGTGCCGGCCGCAATTTTTTCTCCTGTGCTTAATCCTTTTTCAACAATCGGTGCATCAGCTGCTGATGCAGTTTGCTCGTATTCTTTGTCGATTAATCCAGTGCCTTTTAAAATGTCTTCCATGCTGAAACCAAGTCCTCCAGCAGCAATAATTTGTAAAGCTTTTTCTGCAGCTTTACCTTTTGAACCACCTTTTGAAACTAGTTTAGCTAGAATATTTTCAATTTTTTTTGAATCTAAAGTTTGTTTTATAATTTGATTTTGATCACTTATTAAACCAACTTCTCTTCCTTTGCTTAAAATAGATTTTCTATATTCTTCACCTCTAGTAATAAATTCATTTATGTCAAAGTTTTTTATCTTATCAATATCTGGAACATCTACACTCGCACCAATTTTATTACTTCCATAGTTAAATTTAACAGAGTCTACTATTCCTTTTTGATTAGGTCCTTCTGTTAATATATTCATAAGTTTTTTTCTGTTTTCTATTTCTAATTTAATTTCTTTTTTTCTGGCACTTGTAGTATTTGGGTTTTCATATTCAAAAACTAAATTTCTTACAGGTGAATCAAAGTTAAATTTTTTAAATTGATTTAAGTCACCACTTACCAAACTATTTATTTTTAATTGATTACCAATAGGACCATCCCCCATGTTTCTAGATAAAGGATGTTCTCCTTCTCCAGCAGCTTTTGTAAATATACCAGTGGGACTAAAAAATCTGTCTGCTGCATTATATAACCGTTTTGCAAATTTAGTTTCACCTGCAGCCATTAACTCATCAGCTTTTTTAACTAATCTACCATAATTACCAAGAAAACCTTTTCCATATCCCTCTTTTAACCAACCTGATCTTTCACCTATTTCTATGCCAGGTATTTTTTTAGGTTTATCTGTACCATCATTATAGACACCATTTCTTTTTAATTCTGTTAGTTGATTTAATCTGTGTTGTAAAGTCTGTGCACTATCTGGAAATTTTTGTGCAAATAAATTTGCAACTCTGTCATAAGATAAATTAGGACTTAAATTATTTAAATATATTAATTGTGCTTTAACAAGATTACTTCTTTTACCTTTAACAGAGGGATTCCATTTTTTAATTGCTTGCAATAAACCTTTATCCAAGTTTTTTCTATCAACACCCTCTACTTCAAACTTACCTTCTTTCCATTGTGTAAAATAACGGTTTATGTTTTCATAGTTGTTTGCACCTTTTTTTGTTGTTACAAACTGTTCTAAAGGTTTTGATAATTTTTCATTACCATCAAACATTCCGTTTTGATTCCAATAATTAATAAAAGACTTAACAGTCATTTCTCTTGCATATTCTACTTTACCAGCTTTACCAGAATAAGCTGTAGGAAATTCTTCTGCTATAACTTTATTAATTAATTGATTTAATGGTTGTCGAGTTAGTTTAACTTCTTTACTTAATTTTACATACCAAGGATTAGGTTTAGCTCCAATTTGTTCTGACCAATCTAAAAATATTCTTTTGTTTTTTTGTGTTTTAACTTTGTTTAAATATTTTTTTACAATTTTATATTTTTTAGGATCATCTAATGCTGTGGTTTTTGTACCTGGACCAGATATAAATTTTTGTTTTTGTTTAGCATACCCAGGTCTAGATCCATCAACACTTGGTTTTACTAACTGACCACTATCAAATGGTATTCGACCACCATCAGCAAAACTTTTGGTAGGAGACATTAATCTTAAATATTCTTCATAAGTTCCTTGAAAACCATCTTTAACAGCTTGTTGGTATGCTAGTTGGCTTTTACCATAATACTCTTCAAGAAGACCACCATTGGACATCATGGCTCTTGGTTCAGGGACATAGCTGTCCTCGTACATATTTAGAATAGATTCTACGTCGTACTCTTCCATTACTCTCCTAATAAATTTGCTAGACCACCAGATGCGTTTGGTTTACGTTTCATTTCTTCTGTGACTTCTAAATCAGCAAGTTTTCTGTTTCTTTCTGCTTCTTCTAATAAATTCATTTTAGCTTTGTAATCTCGACCACTACCAAGTCTAATTAATTGACCTTGAATATCATCAATGCCAATGCCTTCATCACCAATTATAAATTCTTCTATTTCTGTATCGTCCAGGTGTGGTAAAAATCTTCTCATGTATTTAATTAAACCTTCTTTGTCTCGTTTTCTAAACATGTCGACAACTTCTAACAGACCTTGAAACATTTCAGGATCTCTTTTTGGCATCTCAGCCATACCTTCTTTACCAAAAATTTTTTCTAAAAATTTAGCTGCATTTTCAAAAACAAGTTTACCTTTAGAATAACCAATACGACCACCGTCTGCTTTTTTAGTTATCTTTTCTGAAGCCTCTTCAATAATTTCTTTTCTAATAGACTCACTTATATCGTCAGCATCTGCCATACCTCCCTCAACATCAAATTCAATTTTGTACTCATCATACTCTTCCGGCATTTTGGCACTAATACCTTCTTCTCCCATTTTACCAGACTTATATTCCATAACACTTCTATCTGTAATACCTTCAACCATTTCATCTCCCGCCATGACTCCACCCATTTTATCTTTTGTAATTTGTATATCACCTGATGTTATATCCTCTATCATTGTGTACTCATCACCATTTTTACCTGTGTAGGAATACTCATTTACTCTTTCGCTTGGTTTAACTTTTGATTCTTTACCAAATAGTTTAATTTTAGAAACTAAATCAAAAAAATAATTAGGTGCTCCAGTTATGGTTTCTTTTATCATTTCTACTTGTGGTCCTGCTTTTTCTGCAAGACCAATTAATCCTGTTTTAAGTGCAGCTAATCCTGCAGCTCCAGCACCAGCAGCTTTCATAAATTTACGTCTTGCAGCATCTGCAAGTTTACCTTTTGAAAAACCTATACGACCACCTTCTGCTACAGCTACTCCATATTTTTTTTCTAATAATCTTTTTTTATCTTTTTCCATGTCTTTTTTACGTTTTTCCAAAAACATTTTAAAATCCATTTCATCTCTCATTTTGTTATACGCATCAAATTCTTTTTCTGCATCAGACATCATTCTATCTGATCCACCACCTGCAAAAGGAATTCGTATATTGTCATTGTCTTCTGCAAGTAAATAATTTAAACCAGTTGATGTAGTTGCTTGTGCTCCTGGTGACATCAATCTTGTTCTTGCCATCAAGGCGTCTGAGCCGTGACCAATATCAGATAGGTTAGGTTCAACATCAACCATGCCGCCTGTGTATTTATCTGTTCTAGGTATTTTATTTTTTAACTCTTCTATCTCATCTATTAATACTTTTGCTCTTTCTTTAAAATCAGGTGAGTCTGGATTTAAATTACCAAGTTTAGTTTCTGTTCTAATAATTTGTTTTTTAATATCTGACATGTTTGTTGTGTCATAATCATCAAGACTATAAACATCGGGTCTATTCTTTTTTGGTTCACCGTATTGTTTTAATGGATCTCTTGGATTAAATGGTTGACCTGTATCATCCATTGGCAATTTGATTACAGTATCATCAAATACTTTATCTTTTATTTTTATGTTTTCAATTCCTGTTGCAGGTCTTTTAAAAATCCTATCTATTTGTTTTTGAAACAGTTCTGTAATCTCACCAAACTCATTTTTAGCAAACTGCATGATTGCTTCTTTGCTCATACCCTGATTAGCAAGAGATCTTGCTGCAGTTAAAAATCTTTTTATAGCTTCTGTTTTTAATGACATTATCCGTAATACTCCATCTTCCTAGGTAATTTTTTTTCATCTTCGTAATCTTCTGGATGGGTTAGGAAGCCTCCCTGCCTGAATCGCATGACAGCCATGGTTGTGCTATCAACCAGATCGTCATGATCTCCGTATGGAAATGACGCGCATTCCTCAATAACTTCCTCTGCAAACGGCATATCAGGAGCCCAAATTTGGCCTGCCTCAAAAAGCGGTGCACAAGAATTTACACGGACGTGCTTATCATTACCACGACTTGGAGTAAATGTCATCACTGGAATGTCCATTTGTCTTAATTCGTGAGTTAGCGGAGTTCCAGATGCTTTTTGCTCTACGATGACCATGTCAGGATTCCAATATTTGTATTGATCTAACGCAACACGACGTAATTCAGGAAATTCAAACCGATCTTTTAAAGAATCTAATAAAATTAAATTAGCTTTGCTATCTTCGTTAGGATAAAATACTCCCCACGTTGTAATTGCGCTGTAATCAGCCGTTTCTTTTTTTAAAAATGCTGTATCCATAGACATAATTACATAATGACAGTCCGGTAACCAATCTTTATCCCATTTTCGCCACCATTCACGTTTTAAAATTGCTCCTTCTTCAGAAGTTGGGTTTTGCATCCATTGTGCGTTCCATTTTCCAACAGGAAGTGTTGCTTTTACTTTTTCTAACTCTTCCATTTTCCAAAATTGTGGCCAAACCGGTTCTTTTTTAGTTCCGTGGTCCAAGATTGCTGGAAATTCAACCAAGTCCCACTGATCACCTTTAATTTCTTTTTGATTATTTATTAAAATTCCTGTTAAATCTTTTTTTGACCAACGAGTCATTACTAAAACGATCTTGGCTCCCGGCTGAAGACGTTGTCTTGGACCAGAAGTGTACCATTCGTAGGCAGATTCTAACGCTGTTTCGGATAGTGCGTCTTGTTCCGAGTGTGGATCGTCAATAATCAAGAGGTCTGCACCACGGCCCGTGATTGCACCGCCAACACCAGCTGCAAAATACTCTCCACCTTGTTCTGTTTCCCATCGTCCAGCAGCTTTTGAGTCTTCTTGTAGCGTAGTTTTAAAAATTTTTCGATATTCTTCAGAGTCAATTAAATTTTTTGCCTTACGTCCAAACCTTACTGCGAGTTCTCCAGTGTGTGTTGCTTGTATAATTTTTAATTTTGGGTTTTTGCCTACCATCCAGGCTGGCAAAAGGTAACTTGCAAACTCAGATTTAGTGTGTCTTGGTGGCATGTTAACAATTAGTCGGTTAATTTTACCCTCTGCGAGGTCATTAAATTTTTTTGCAATAATTCTGTGATGACCACCCTCTATAAACTCGGGCCAAACAGCTTTGACAAAAGCCATAAAATCGTTTTGAGCCTTACCTTGAATTTGTTTTTGTGTATGCATTACATCCACTTTTAATAATTCTTTTCTAACGTCTTCGGGAAGAGAGCTTAAATCTAAATCGTCTAAATTAATGTTGTCTATGTCTATCATAAAAAATTTTTAAAAAATTTTTTGCACCTTTTTACCAGTGAAAAAGTATTTTAACAGCAATAACTGTCTAAATCAAGCAATACAACCTAGAGTAGTGGGACCCCTTTTTTTGTAAGGGGGATTGCTTTTATCGTTCCAAGATTATTTGTGTACGGGATTGGGACCACTATCCAGGCGCGTTAGCGCCTGGACATATAGATTTATGCCCACTGTTTTAGGGCTTGCTTTTTGATTAGGATTGCAGGACCTACAACAAAGTCTTTACGTCCTGTAACGTAGTTGTCATTGTCGAACGTTGCTCTCCATAATGTTGTAGCCTCGGGGTTTAAAGGTAAGCCAATTAACTTACCCTCTTCATTGATAATAAGATAGTCACCATTAGGAAAAGTAATTCCCTCAACGTAACCACCTACAAACTCTTGAGCCTCTTTTAAACTTGGCTCATCCTTTGAGTCTTCAATGATTTTAAACTCCGCTGCTGTTGTGTTTATTTCTGTATTTGTCATATCCTATATTCTCATGGATTAGAGTTATTGTCAATCTCTTTTATTCTTGTTTGTGTATAAGAATAATTACCCCAATTACTTTGGATTGTTTCTTTTTTAGGGTCCTCGATTGGTGTTTCAAGTGCGTCTGGTCTTGGGTGTAATGCAATGAATTGTTCTACGTGGGTGTGAATAAAATCATGCATACAAGTCTGATCGCAAAAGTATTTCCATATTGTACCGGATCTATAATTATTCAATGCGATCTTAACTGTTCTTAAAACTTTAGAACCTTTGACACCACGAACCCTTGTGGTTGTATGTCTTTTATGACACTTCGGACCATGACACCAAACGTAATCACTCATGTCTACCTCGATTACTTGGCAACATCATCCAAAAAGTACAAAGTCCATATGCCGAAACTATTAGTCCAATAGTCATGTCAAAATGTATTCCTAGAATTATTCCTAAGTTTAAACATACAAACCCAAACAACATTAAAAATAGTTTCATTAGTGCCTCACTTTCCAAGATGTAGTCGCAGTTCTATATCCATGTGCGTCTAAATCATAATAAACATAATAAGGTGTTCCATTTTTTGCAACACCATATCTGCTTTTGTCGTCATGTTTACCTTGTCGAGTAATATGTTTTTTGTGCTTACTCGCCCAATAAGTTATGTAAAAAGTTTTAGTCATTTTATACCTTTCTGTTATGGGACTATCCTATATTATAGAATAGTCCCTGTCAAGTGTTAATTTACACTTTGTTGCATTTGTTTTCTTGCAATAGCAATTTTTTGTTCTCTTGTAAGAACTTCTTTATCTTCCAAAAGACTAGCCAAATTATCTGGCGAATAAATTGATAAAGCCAAACTAGAACTTTCGTTCATCATTGTTTCATTTAAAACAACACCAACTTTGTCAGCAAGTTTTTTTGCTTGGTCAAAGTATCTATAAGATTTTAAACCTAATCTTAAAGTTTTCATCTTGCCCTCAACATAAGAATATAATTGTTCATGTTGTTTGATAACTTCATCTGCACTTGCACGATACATTTTAAAAAAGTTGAATGTGTTTTCATCAACTTTAAAATTTCTTGAATGACAATAACTAGAACCAATAGTCCAAAGTTTAAAATCATTTTCCCATGCTGATTTAGGTGTAGTGATAGACTTGTCATCATTTGAAGATGTACTGAAACCTAAAAATTTATTACACGCACTTTCATCATTGTAATATTTTGGGTTTCTTTTTGAGTAGTCATCATTGATTGATAATTGAAAGTCAGGGTTAAGACCTTTTGCTTTCATTTCATCACGATAATATGCTCTTGCAAATCTTCTACTCATGTCAAATCTTACATGAACTTCGTCATCTGCGTCATACTCTCTACCCTCGTCATCAACTTTAGTTATTGGCATTTGAACATAGAAACAATTATCCTCATACAACTCGCCACCTGACCTATTGTATTTTGAGATCATCTTTCTAATTGTATCAACATCTTCCTGTGGTTGATGAAACCTTACAACTTTATCAATAGCAACTTTTGCTTTTTCACGCATAACATTGTATTGTTCTTTTGCTTGTATCAATTTATCTTTTACCTTATCTTCGTAAAAAGATTGAAATTGATCTGCAATCACTTTTCGCTTTTCTGCGTTAAGTGTTATCTTTCTTTCTTTAGTCATTGTGCCTCACTTTCTTTCTGTATTGGTGCCTCATACTTGACTAAAGTATAAAACACATTACTGTCTTTATTTATTAAATTATAACCTTGCAACATATCATTTGCTTTGTCAATGTCGTTTGTAAAATTTATAACATTGAAAAGGCTATCAACATTTTTAAATGTTGTTTCTTGTATTATTAAGTACATAGTCATATTTTTTCCTTTCATATTAATTATTTTTAATTTACCACTTGACAATAGGATTGTCAAGTATTATATTGGATATATGGCTCCTGAAGTATGAGCCCTAATAATAACTGCTTCGGGACAACTTCTGGTTGTGGTGTAAAGTAGATTGAAAGAGATCCAAACACACGCACAGCTAG